ATCCAAGGAACACTGACTCCTGAATAAGAAAATTTCTGGCGGATGCTTTCGATGTTTTCAGTTGATCATTTTTCATCTCATATCTTCCTTTCTAAGTTTCTACCTCAAAAGCCCCGACCATTTCTGGAGCGGGGCTGATTGGGATCTATTTTGATGCCTTTAAGCTGCGACACCATGCGGTGAAAGATTTGTAATTCTTCCTTCCCACTCACCGAAAAAAGTTTTGAAGTAAGTCTCTACAGTCTCACCAACTGCAACCGTTGTTTTCGCTTTACCGCACACCCGCTTCTGAACTGCAATGGTGTATGAATAATCGGACTTTCTAATCACGATACCCTCAACGTAGCTTTCGCCACGACCAGGCATTGGTTGAAAATCATAAGAACGAACGATGTCACCGACGAGAGCTGTATGTTTATGCATATCAAAATTTCCTTTCTCAGTGTATCAGCCCCTTGCTGACATTGTTATTATCGTCTATCTTTAATAAAAAGTAAAGCATTTTCTTTACAAGTAATATCAATGACTTATTAGGAGGTCAACTTTCTTATGTTGTTAACATAAATTTTTCTGAAGCCTTTTTTGATCTGGCCCTTGATTAAAAACCAATCCCCATCTCGCGATTGCTCAACGATCGGCTTGCCCATCTTGTTATATTTGAATCTATCAACTGTGCAAATTATTGGGCCAGTGTCGTCTTCAAATGTCAAGTTGAGCCACAGATTGTTGTTCTCAACTCTGCGACCACCGCGCTTGGCCAAGTTAACAACCTCATTCATGTCGCGTAAATTTTTCTCAACCAGCTTGCCGAAGAAAACGAACATCCCTGGATTGTCTCCATCGAGATCAGAAATGTCAGTGATATCAGAAACAATGTTGTGTTCCCTTGGATTTCTCTTTATGTGCCCCCACCTGCGCTCGCACTCGAATATGTCGTCATATGGTGTTGACCCATTGTCAAGCAATTTCTCTTGGCGAGGTGTCAAAGGCTCGCCCATTTTCCTGCGACGGATGATGTCCTCTGACATTTTTGGACCAATGCCTTTTATCCCAATCAACCCACCGATCAATTCACTATCTTGAACCGACCAGTTTTCGAGAGATCTGAATTTGTCGAATGGTTTGTATGACATCCCCTCTTTGACGACTTCCCGGAGAAGTTTAACACCTTGCGAATCGTCTTTGACATTTCTGAGGCAAGCTGCAGCGAACTCCAGAGGAAACCGATACTTAAGAACACAACACCAATAAGACAACATGCCGTAACTGACAGCATGACTTCTATTGAACGCCCAACTCCCCATTGTATTGATGTGATCCCAAATGTGTTTCGCTTCACTTTCTTCGATTCCATTTTCTTCTGCTCCGATTTTAAACTTCTCAAAATACCTGTCAAAAAATTCCTGGCCAAGAGATTTGCTCATTGCTTTGCGCAGTTGTGAAACATCTTCCCAGGATAGCTTCCCAACATCTCTGCCAATTTGCATCACCTGTTCCTGATAGACAACAACACCATTCGTAACCTCTGTTATGTCTTTCGTCAATGGGTGGAGATATTCTGTTTTCTCAGCCCCAGTGTGCCTCTTTATGTATTCTGTTGTTCCTCCAGAGTTCAATGGTCCAGGGCGAGCGAGAGCAGTGATCGCAGCAATGTCTTCAAAATCATGAACTTTCATCTGGCGTGTGACAGACTGTAATGCATAACCCTCGAACTGGAATATTCCAGCGTATTTTTCGTCATTGAGTATTGCGTATGCATCCTTGTCGTCGAGAGGATAATTTATGAGCTCTTCTCTCTGCCAGCCGACCTGATCCAAAATGTCTTGAAGTATGCTGAGTGTCCTTAAACCCAATGCATCTATTTTTAATAGATTCAAATCCTCGGCATCATATTTATCTATCTGGGCAGAACCACCATAGCTGCTCACTGAGCAGTAATTGTGCACTGGCTGTTCTGTGACAAGTATCCCTGCTGCATGAACACCACTGTGCCGAGCGTGATATTCCATCTCTGCTGCAATTTTCATTTGAGGATATTTTTCTAATATTTCTCTTCCAACATCCAATTCATTGAATGTGTCAAGGATGCAAAATGCTGCTCTTGAGTCTCCACCACTCCTCTCAATAATAGCACCTTTGAGGTCATTGACCTCCCACATTGGTATGCCAAGCTCTTTAGAGACTTCTGAAATCGTGCTCTTAGCTTTGTAGCGAGAGACTGTCCCGAGATGCGCAACTTTTTCTGCTCCATACTTATTGCGGAGATATTCAAAAACCATCTCTCTGCGGTCGTCTTGAAAATCAATATCGATGTCTGGCAGGTCTGCTCGTGTCACATCTATGAACCTCTCAAAAAGCAGATCGTGCTTAATTGGATCCACATTTGTTATGCCCAGCAGGTAACAAACCAGCGAACCAGCTGCAGATCCCCTTGCTGGTCCAACAAGCATGTGCTTCCGGGCATATTCAACCATGTCTGCGATTACAAAGAAATAATCCTCAAATTCTTTCTCTGCGATCATTTCAACTTCTCTTTTTAACCGATTTGAATAATCCTCCCGGCTCAAATCAATGCCCAGTTTTTTTGCCCCAGCAATGCAAAGCCCCTCAAGCGTAAAATTCGTTTTGTAGCGCACCATCTGCGCTTGTGGTAGGTTTGCATCACATTGCTCCGCAATGCCATAGGTGTTGGTTATTGCCTCCTCTGGGAGCCATTTGATTACGGATTTAAGCTCCCACTCATTAAGGATGTGCATAGGTTTTGTTCTAGATTGCCTGTTGCGACCAGTGAGGACTTCATAAACTTTTTTGTCCCCAATGGCTGGGTAAAAGTTGTCGCTGACAGCAACTGGTTTGAAGCCTTTGTTTATTGACTCAAGGCACTTCTTTGTGCTCATTGGGCCAATCTCAATGTAGAGATTTTCTTTGTGGGTAGTTGGGAGCATGCCCCAGTTTGGGTTTGTTCCTGACAGGATTATAACATTCTCTGAGATATCAAAAAGATCAGAATAGTCAAGGCGAGGAAAATAATAAAAATTATCTGTTGATCGGGTGACCAGTTCATATATCTCTTTCAGCCCTTGGTTGTTTTTGGCGATGAATGACATATAATTTGTTGGCTGCTTCTCTCTTGATCTGGCATCATCAACAAAAGCGATCTCCACACCATATATGGGCTTCTTGCCAGCCTCTTTACAGCTGCGCTGGAAAGCAACATGACCCCATGTCCCTGTGTCGCATATGCCCAAGCAATCACCCTCTGCTGCACCTATAACTTTGCTGATTGGGCCGTAGGCTGTCCGGAAGGAATATTCTGTGCGGAGCTTCAAATTAAGCATACAAATGTTCCTCTTTCACATACCACCGGACAATTTCAATCAAAGCTCTGACATCAGCTATCGCTCGGTGTGCACCTTTGTGCTCTTTGCCTGTGACCTCGAAATATATATCTCCGAGTTTTCTCTTTTTATTCCAAACCGTCTCGCCAACTTCAACTGTGCAAGTGTGCTCTGGTGGCCAAGGAAAGCTCGTCACCCTCCCCAACCGCTCAAGCTCAAATTTCAATATGGTTTTGTCGAATGGTAGGTTGTGGGCAACAAGGTTTCTCTCACCAAGGAAAAACTCGCACACCTCATCAACCCTCGCAACGAATGGTTTTTGGTCTTTCAAATCATCATCTGTTATTCCAGTAATTTTTGTTATCACTGGCTCAAGCGGTATTCCAGGATTGCACATGAATTCTAGAACACCAACCTCATTGAGATCGTCGTCCAGTTTTACTGCACCAAACTCAGTTATATGAGGTTGAAGATCAAGGTCTGCACCTTCAGCTTTTGGAAGGCCTGTTGTCTCAAGATCAAACACTATCATGATTTTTCCTAACAATAAATTTTACATCAACACCAAGTATTTCTTTTGTGTCGAATATGACATAATTATATGTCCTTTTGCCAGCTATGACTGGGTTGGTGTGAGACTCTGTCACAACCTCCTGAGCAACAGGGATGTCCCTCTTCTTGAAAAAATCACGCCACCCTAATAACTCATCAGCAGTGCAGTGCATTCCAAGGTGGCTGACAGAGTTGACTTTCCTTGGCCAGTCATTCTTTGCTTCTCTGTCATCCATCCAGTTCTTGCCAGTGGTGTAGTTCAGAACTTCAAATTCATTGCCATCTATCAAGTCATAGTTGAAAGACAGATCTGCTTCATTGCGACCAATGGATCCAAAAACTTTTCCCTCTGCCACAACATGATCTTCTGCCCATTCTCCTGCACCCATTTCTTCTAGGAGTCTTTTGGCTTTTTCTGGGTGTTGTGGGCAAATTGCAATTTGCTCTATTTTGAATTTCATAATTAAGCTCCATACGGCAGGATGCATCCTGTCAAAAATTTGTGGTGAGTTTTATCTTGAAGAAGATATGCTATAAATCCAGCAAGCAATTCTGGTGGCGTCTCTTCTCCAGTCAACAGGCCATTAAGCTGATACTCTTGTGCAAACTCTTTTGTCCACCCGCGTGTGGCAACAACCTGATCATCAATTGAGTCACTCATTCCTGTGCCAGACATTTTATTAGGTGCCACACCAAAAACCGTTATGCCATGCTTCTTCGTGAGTTCACGAGCTAACTGCAAAGTCATTATGTGCGCTGCACCCTTTGATGCATTGTACGCCAGAGAGCATGTCATAGGCATGTGGGCTGCATTGCTGACGATGTTAACAATCGTCCCTTTGCTTTTTATAAGCATAGGCAAACAAGCTTGAGACATCATGTAAATGCCTTTGGCATTTGTATCCATGACCATGTCCCACTCACCCTCAACGAATTTTTCGAGCCAATTGATTATGTTGACACCTGCATTGTTTATCAGAATGTCAAGCTCCTCTGGCAAGTCAGACAAGTCTGGGCGGCGAACATCATCACCATTGCCAATATCATAGCCAAAAACATTGTGACCTTGATTTTCAAGCTCTTCAGAAAGAGCCAAGCCAAGACCCTTGCCACTTCCTGTTATAAGAATATTACTCAACTCTTTTCCCCTTCTTCTCTTTTGGCAATAAAGACTCAACCATTGCGGCATAGACGGCTGCGTCGTGAATGCTATCTCTATGCGACAGATCTGTGTTGGCAAACCTCGTCAACTTAACAACCATCAATTCGAATAGATGCCACTTGTTGAATTCATCTTTGCTGGACAGCTTTACTCCTTCAGGAAACAAAGCCATCATAATTTCTCCGACAACTTTGTAGTTGTCGCCATAAATTTTATTCCTCTCACGGAATGTCTCAGACATAGACAAAAGTATTTCATCAGCACTCAATTTTCTCTCCCCTCTGCATAGCCATCTCTTTTGCCATCTTCGTAGGACTTGTCTAAATTGTTTTGCAGATTGATTACGTCTGTGTGCAAAGAAGATGTTTCTTCACTCAACTTTTGATACTCATCAGCTTGCCGGATATAATCCTCAAGCCTCATTCTTAGGCTTGCATTGATATCGAGAACTCTGGCAACTTTCCTGCCATCAATCTCAATGTCATTGCCAATCAATCTTATGCTCATCAGAAATCTCCTTCTTGGACCTGCAGGCATCTGAGGCCAGATTTTCTCCACATGTCAACAACAGACTTTCGATCATCAAGAACGAACCAAACATCTGAAATTTTTATGAAGTTGTCCAATATGTCTTTCTTGACAACATAGTCCGGTCGCTTGTCACCAGCCATCCTCATAAAAAGATCATCATAATACATGTCATTAAGATGCAGCCAGTCTTTAGTTTGAGAAAGATAGCGATTGTCCCGGCCAGTCACGAGGTAAATTTTTACCTCGTCTGATCTCAACTGCCGGAGGATATTTGCAATATCCTCGTTGACAGAATCATGAATGCAACGAGAGTTAAATTCATCCCACTCTTTGCGCTCTGCATATTCAAGACGATGATCACAATTGCAGAGCGTTCCATCAAGGTCACAGATTATTATCTTGTTCTTCATTTTGAATTTCCCCTGCAAATTAAGGATTCAGAGCTTTGCCCATAGATGGGGCTGCCCATTCAGTTGGCGTCAAGAATGGTAATGCCCAAGGATGGACCTTGACGACCTCTGCTATCATGGCTTTGAAAACCTCTTGGTGTTCTCCTTGAGCCCTTGGGCTAAGTCTTGACTTGGCAGTTTCATGAAGATTTCTGAGATCAAATTTAGCCACAATGTTGGTGTGAATGTTTGTCGGCAGGACACCACGAGCATCTTCTGCCGGGACAAGTTCTTTTAAGTCTTGATATGCCTTGTTGATCACAACCATCGTTTCATCATAAATTGCTTTGGCAATGTCATGCTCTTGTATGCGATCAGGAGTTGTGTAGCCGAAGCCCTCCATGTCAACTGTTCTTTGAGATTGTTGAGCATAGCTCCCCATCCTGTTGCGGACAAACTGGTGGGTGAATGCTCTGCTGACGTCCCGGATCTCAAATGTGTAGTCAACGAACTCCCAACTGGATTTTATAGTTTGAAGCATGTAGTCTAATTCTTCTTGCTTCTTTTCTTCCGGCCAATCCTTCACCATTTCATAGGCATCAGGAACATTCATCAAACGAGTGTTCTTGGTGAACAGAAGAAGGTTCTTGGCGTCTTGGGTATAATTAACGAGTTTAACTTGCATCGATGTTCTCCTTGAGAATTTTGATTGTTGTTTCGTAGATGTTTTTCCCAACACGAGAGAAAGCATCTTGAGCTGACTCAGCATCTTGCTTTGAAAGCAAAACTATTATCGCCAGAGCCTGAACGCATATTATGGTGCTCCTGATCATGGCTTTATCTTATCAAAAATTTTCGGCTCTTCAGACATGTTGTCAAGACGGTAGGCAAGGAGGATATAAACTCGGAAAGAACTATCCCCCTCTACTATCTCTATGTCCTTGCGCTCAAACCCTGAAAGACTGACATTGTCAATTGTCTCTACAGAGGCAATCTCGGATAGGTTCTTGCCATTCGCACCGCGATAATATTTTGACCTGCCATTGACGTTTGTCGATAGGTAGCTGGCAAGAGTTCGCTTTGCGCTCATCTCAGAAACATCAATCGCGAACTGAAGGTTCTTGTCTGAGGCATAGCCAGAGGCATATATCTTTCCGCTCTCTGTTGGTGGCTCGGTGTACCAATCTGGCACACTGCTCAACTCATCATTTGATGAGCATGCATTTAGTAACATTGCAGCTATGATTATTTCCTTTCTCATTTTGATCCTTTCTAATTTTTAGTGTGAAGTGAGAGATTGTATGAGCTACCCTCGCTCAAAAAATTTTCTATGACAGCGACATCCTTAACAACATCATCAAGCAACAACTGCCGCCAAGTTGCAAATCTTCCGAGGGAATAGATGTTGTGCTCCTTGGTTAAATAAAATATGAAATCTTTTCTCAGGCGTTCGTCTATGGGCAATATCTTCCCGTATTTTTGACTCCCTGATTTTGGATCCTTTATGTTGCGAGCACGTATGCCAAAGTCATCACGCAAGAAATGCATTATGCTTGGCCCTGGATTTGAATTTGGCTTCTTGGCATACTCAGCTATGACAACATTGCCGACGATTGAAACCCTGTACTGATCATCAATTGGATTTGGATAGTATATTGTTTGATAGACATTTACGTCTGGATCTGAAATTATACCTACATGCGTCCATATCTCAGTGCTCCTGAAGTCTGGCACATCTTGCCAACCTACGATTTTCATCATTGCTGGCATTGGTATTGTGCTTATCATTGGATCTGTTTTTTTCAAACTCTGAGGTGTCAGCTTCTGATCATAATCTATATTGCAATTAAGAGCCATTGAATTTATAAGATCAAGAGGTGCTATGTACCTTGTTGATGGAGACAGATCTGATATTGATCTTTGCTCAACAGCACCTGTAACTTTTTCTGAATAGCTGTTGCTGAAAAACAAATCTGGTTCTGTGTAAATTTTACCCTCAAACTTTATCGCCTTGTTGACGAAAACTTTCCTGAAAGGTATCCCGCAAGAGTCACCAACGCTTGGCGTCCTAAATCTGAGCAGCGCAGAGTGATTGTTTGGGAGATCACTTTGCGCCTCTTTGACAACTGGTGAAAGCCTCCTAAGGATATTTGCCGCTAGAAGGCCAGCCATCCCTGCTCCATATATTATCATATTAACTCCCAATTCAATAATTGATGGGGGGCACCAATGCCCCCCCATTTTGTTAATCAGAAATTTCTGCCCAACCATTATTCAAATCGTAAGCAAAATCCGGGCGACGACCACCAGCTGCTATGAAGTCCTGATAAAGCATCGGACCGCTCTTGCTAAGAAGCTCCCAAGATTGGTGTGCGTGAGTTCCTTCGCGTCTCGGGTTGGACATGCCATCTTTTACACACACTGTTTTGTCTTTGAATACCCTGCGATCTGCCGATTTGATCTTTGCATCTTGTTTGGCAAAGCGTTTTGCCTTTTCGCTAAAACGATTCTCATCCTTCTGATTGAGGAGAGTTTCCACATTAGCCAACATGCCTTGCTCAATTAACATTTGCCAAACACGCTTCTCTGCAGTTGTGCGATCACGAAACTTGGAGATCTTGCGCTCTGCTTTGAGGTTATAAAGATCAACAAGGAAACCTGTTGGGAAAAGCCGAACATCATTCAAGCAGCTCTGCTCCTTGACGATGTTAAAACCATTGCCGGAGTTCATCGCATCTTCCTCTGATGCGAATACTTTAAAATTCGGTGCTTCTTTGCCGGTACGGAAAAGTCCATATACGTGTGTCATTTCTATTTCCTTTCTAAAAGATCCGAGACCATTTGTCTCTACTGACTCAACCCCAGCAGCCGAACTGTTTGGGGTCTTTGTCAATATGTCTGATTGGGATCAGAGGTAAGTGAATCTCGCTCCGGGATAATCCTCGGCAGCATCGGCGATCGAGTCATAGACCTCTGTGTAGCTCTTTTCGCCAGAGCCATCGCATTCGAAGCAGTCAACCTCTTTGACAGAGGGATCGTTCGCATTGCCGCAGTAAACTGTTCTGTGGCCGTCGCAGTCGGGGCAAGAAATAGTGATCTTAAACTCCATGTCATTTTTCCTTTCTCAGAACGGGGCCAATCCCCGTTGACAACACTAGTATCTCTTTTATTCACAATAAAGTAAAGCATTTTCTTTTCTTTATATATCAAAGACTTAGCTACATATCAAAAAATTTTATTGTCCGTGGCCTAACCAAAAACAAATTTTTCCGTGCTCTAGTGACTGCAACATACCACACTCTTATCTCCTCGTCAAGAGAGCTTGCTTGCCAAGACAGCCCACCCATGTCTGTGACCAGAGCAACATTGTCTGCCTCGCCACCTTTGACTTGGTGGATTGTGCTGATTGTTATGCGTGGCTCCTCACCAAATTTTTCTCCATTGTGAAGGCATGCTCTGAGATATTCTCTTTCTTCTGGTGAGATGTTTCTCAACATCGTCATCCAGTCATGTTGACGAGCAGCATCTGTGAAGCCAAAATCTTTCAGCCGGTATTCTTTGAGAGTTGGCAGCTCTATTTTTGTTGGAATAAATTGGATCAAATTCTTCGCTTCAGAAATGCTGAGTGATTTATCTTTGCGCAAATTCTCCCAAGATATTATTGCTTTGGTTTCTTGAGTGTCTGTTGAGTAGCCACCGAACATTTTGTAAGCATAGCCTTGCTGGTGGCAAATTTTCTTGAACCTTGTTAAAAAATATTTTGATCTTGCCAAGAGCATCCAGGATTGATTCCCGGAGAGGTTTAGCTCTTCTTCATGAGCAACCCACTCTACATTGCCTTGATCTTCACGAGCATCCCATTTCTTATCATACCTATTTTTTATGCGACCACAAATTGATTGAGCAAATTTGTGTATCAGTGCTGGTGTCCTATAGCTGTGAGGTAGAATTTTCTTTTCGCCTTTGAGGGATAAAAATTTTCTTATGTCTGCACCAGCCCATCCAAAAATTGCTTGGTCATCATCACCAGCTATATAAATTTTAGAAGCCATCTTTGAAAGATTTATAGCCATCTTGTATTGAATTGAAGAGAGGTCCTGCGCTTCATCAAAAATGCAAATGTCGACATCAAGCTCTGAGTTGTATCTTTCAAGCATGTCGGTGAAATCAAGTAGGCCATTTTCTTCTTTGTATCTTTTCACAACGCTGGCATATTGCTGGCATGCATGGAGTGTTAAGTCAGGCTCATTGGAAAGATCGTATTGCTGCTCAATGCTGCACATCCGGGCACGGCTCAAAGTTTCTATGCGAGAGCACTTGTCTCCTAGGCCATTGCCAATTGGCATGTGGACAGCATCATCGTAAACTCCTCTGAACTCAACACCGAGAGTCCTGCCGAGTTTCTTATAATGGTTCTGGGTCATCACCTCATCACGTTGAATTCCCAGCTGACGGAATGCCAGAGAGTGAAGTGTCCGGAAGTAAGGCAACCTGCTCTCATCAATGTTAAACCTTGCCATTGCACGATTTTGAGCCTCGTGGGCTGCTTTACGGGTGAAAGCAAGATAAGCAATTCTTTCTGGTGGGATGCCGGATTCAATTGCCTCGTCAACGATATTCAAAAGTGTTGTTGTCTTGCCAGTCCCCGGAGGGCCAAGAATTATGTTAACTCGAGACTCTGTTTCCATCTCTAACTTTCTCCATCCATTCTTTTACAATCATCAGCTCTTTCATTTGTTTAAAGCTGAATGTTCCTTTCTCAAGTAAAATCTCTAGGCAGTCAAGCAGCTCTATTATTGGTTGCTCTTTGGTTTCTCTAAACCTGTCTACTTTCTGCTTTCTCTCAATCTTGTAGCCATACTCTTCTGGTGATGTCACTTTTTAGACCTCTCTATATTTTTAATCCTCTTTTCTATATTCTTGGCTTTGTCTATTTTGTGAGCCTCTAGCATGATGGCTGGAACAATCATGTGTATGCACCCAAAGCAAAATAATAAAATAACCACCAACAAAAATATTTTCATTTGTCCGTCGATTGTGCCTTGTCTATCTGCCTCTTGCAAGCGCCACAGCACATCTCTCCATTTATTATCTCGGATCGAGTGAAGGCTCCGCACCAAGGACAATCTCTCAGATCATTATCATATTCCCAGTGCTGTATATCACTCGTTTTCATTAAAACTCTTCCTCGATTGTAGGTGGCAAGCCTAATGGCTCCTCTTCGTAAAACTCTGGCGCGGGCACAGACCATACTTTTATTGCCTTTCCTTTTATTCTGAATTGTCCTCTGTCACCACCATTTTCTCTTAACCATGACCAAATTTGATGCTGGCTGTGAAATCGGAAGCGTCGGGCTTCTAAATATATGAAAAGATCTTCAGACCTGAAATAAACCTTATCACCTTCTTTATCGTGCCAAGGTTTAGCGTTCATTATTTCATCACGATGGCGAGCTTGAACTTTGCCAGTCAAGAAGGCATCAAGAACTTTCTCAAACTGGCCACGAGGCGAGGCATCATCAGGGTCATTGATAACCTCGACAACAGTCAGCAATTCATTAACACGGCTCTCCCACCGAGGCTGAGGCATGATAGATGGACACTTGTTCAGCTTCTCTACGCAAAGCCTTTGGAGCTTACGCTGCTCAAGGATTTGGTCTGTTGTGACCTCTATTCTCTCACCTTGCATCTCGATGTACCACCTAACGGATGACCTGTTCTCAGTTTCGTATTTTGTGATCGAATCAATCTCTATTGCATTGCCGCCGAAACCACCACCAACACCATATGCTCGCTTGAGACATTTTGATTTCTCGCAGTAGTTGCAAATTGGTGCTTGCTTGCAGGTATAAACATATTCTTTTTTTGAAACACCTTTTATGACTCCATTGGCCTCGCTGCTTGAAAGCGGGGGATCGAAGTGTTCGTAGTTGTGCTTCATCACCTCTTCTTGCCAATCATCTGGGTTTTTCTTGCGGTAGTAAACTCCTATGTTAAACAAGCCTACATTCCTCGTGCCCTCTGGGAAACCCATAGTTGAGAGGTGCTGGAGGCAAGGTGGCCCATCATTGAAAAGGTCTGTCAGCTCCGGCTCAAAGTCATCAAGCTGCTCTTTTTTTACACGCTTGCTTTCTGCGAGATCCAAGAATTGGGAGAGGTTGAGTTTTTTGCCTTCATGAATTGCATAACGCTCTGAGTCATCACCACCATGATAGGCTAAGTTTATCCAATTGCCTCTGTCTTGCTCATTGGCACGAGAGACTTGCTTGGGAAATATCTCGACACCGCCATACCCAAGCTGCGCAGAAAAGGCACTGAGCTTCTCAACCATCTCTTTGGCAGGAATTTCTGGATCGCAAAATAAATAAAGATGAGCGCCACCACTCTTGCTTCTGCAGAGGACCAATGGAGTGTGGCGTATTTTCTTTTCTAATTCTTCGAGTGGCTCTTCAAGTTTAACAACACCACGAATGTCAATATCAATGCAACCAAAGGAACAGTGGTTATTTTCCTTCAGCATAATTATTCCTAATATGTATGGCCCACCATCGAGGTGGTCTTTGTAATTGCCTTCAGAGGCTGGCTCTGAATTTGTTACTGCCCGGCCAGAGAGCTTGCCGTCATCGCCTTGGTTTGTAACTCTGTATTGGCCGTGTGCTTTCTCATAACCATTGAACAAATTCATGAATCTTTTTATGTCGCTCAATTTTTCCTCCATAGCCATATGTGATGAGCTTAGTGCTGCTAAGTCCTCCGGAAACGTCTCTCTGGACTATTCCCATTTTGAACACTGATCGGGAACATCGATGCCCTCGCAACCCACCGGCATAAATTGGGCGCAGACACCTCTCATCTTTGGCTAGCCTAACTCAGAATTGGTCTTCGTCAGCAACAGCCTCTGGTGCAGCTGAAACAGTCCGGTTGTCAACACGCTCTTTGAATGACCGAGCATCCAGATAGATCGACTGACCATTGTCTAGGCTGTCGAGGATGCCCCCAGAGCCACCATCAAGGCACTCAATGTCCCAACCGAACCAACTGCCCTGATCATTCTCCTCCGGCACTGTTGTCAGCTTGTATGAAGCATAGAACATTGCTGGGTTGAAAACACCACCATCCGGCTTGGCAACTTTGAGATATTGAATCATCGAGTTCCACCTGCGTGCTTTTTTAAGCTGGCTGGATGTCATACTTAAAATAGCTGGCTCGTGGGAGCCATCCGGCTTGATGACGAAGATAAAGAATTCCCCAGTAACGACGATCTCATTGCCATTATCGAGAATGTTTTTGTAGCCTTCGTCTTGTGTGCATTGCTGGAGAATGCTGGCGTCTGAGCCATGGTCTGCGACAAAGCCACCCCGATTGGCTTTCCACTCAATGTGCGCACGACGATATTTGATGGGCACGACAGTGATGCCCTCTTCACCATCCACCACTGAGTTGGAGACTGTGTTGAAAATAGAACCAACCTCTGCACCATCAACATATTGCCCATCGCGCTTGTTAACTTGTGGGCTCATTGATTGAAGGATAGTGATGCGAGGAATCATCAAGTCTTGCGATTCGATGCCCTCTTGTCCTGCACCCTGATCTTCGAACAACATGTCATTGCTGACGAGGGCAACAACATTGTCTTTCTTTTTAGTAACCGATTTTCCGTTTGCCATTATGGCCTCCTGATCTGGACTTTTTGTCCTGTGTAAAGTTTGAAGATATCACTGGGGACATTTATTCCCCTGCCAAAGCACTCAGTTATAAATGCTTTGAGTGATTGGGGATGAACACCCATCGAATCACGATAGAAAATTTTCTTGTCACGCAGTTCTTTTTTGAACTCTGTGCAAGAATTGTCTTCACCTTTGCCGAATTGGATCTCGACATTCGATTTGATGAGTTCGCCTCCACCATTGCCACGCAACCAGTCGAAACATTGTTGCTGACGCTCGTAGAGTTCTTCACGGTTATCGCCTTTGGCTTTTTCGATAGCACCAGCCGAAGGAATGGAAGCAGAAACTATATCCACGAGACTGACTTTTGATCCATCTGTCAATGTGAAATTTTTGACATTGAGCTCCTGCATAAGATCAGGCATCTCTTGTTCGGTTAAGCTCTTCAGCCTCTGCTCTTTTTCCTTCAGCTGCTGTGTGAGCTCATCTATTTCATTCCTTAAAACTTGAGCTCTTTGGGCAGCTTCAGCGATAGCACCTAGTTCGTTGGACGCAGGTGCCACGTCCTCAAGCAGATTGATTTTGTCTTTCATCAATCCTCCTCTCTCATGTAGTTTTCGAATTCAATGGCGACGGGCATGTACCAACCTTGGCGGCGGTCCCGTTTGCCTTCTTCTTTATTGCGTTCCCATCTCAAGAAACGCACAACAGGGGAGCTCTCACGTGCAACCATAGAACATATGGAAACAGCAATTGGATCTCCCCCTCCAGCCCAGAGCAAATAATCCTCCGGCCCAAAGTCTTTCATTGCCTTACGAGCCTTGCGCAAACTTGGCACAGGCAAGAACTGAGGTCTGTCGCTAGTTTCGAAAACAATAACCATTTTCCCATAACGAGCGGCATCTGTCAGATCTGGCACCCAGCCAAATTTGTTCTCACGAGGTCTTTGTATCACGTACACTGTGCTCATGACACTGGCCAAACATATGGCATGTCGTCTGGCTCCTTCCAGTCAAATTGTGAATAGAACTTTGGATCCTTGCGCAGCAAGTTCGAACGATGGCTTGCGCAAATGTCTTCACGACCAAACCATGGTGGCAAAGAGAACAAGTGGTCTTTACGCCAGTCCATAGTATTTTTGAAACCGCGACGGATCCACTCTTCGATGCAGAGATCTTTGTAGAACTCTAGCGCACTCTCAAAGCCACGCCACATCTTTGTGGCTGGGTGGTTGACCCATGCACCTGTATCATCATAGTCGCCGCGCAAAGCCTTCAATATCTGATAAGCCTCGACACGTTGTTTGCCCAGTCGCTTGTTGTCAAGACACTGAACAGATTTGCCCAACGAGGGCAATGGTAGAAATGTCTGCATAATATTCATCCTTTCTCAGCAGTCTGATAACCATGCGGCAACTCTGCCACAAAGTCAAATTTTACTTTTCTCGCTCTACACAAGAACCCAAAAACATGCGCAAGCCAGCGGCACGAGCTTGGGTGTGGGCTAGCTCTAAATAGGTTTTGCAAGCCTCACGAGTCCAAGACTTGCCATCACCTGACCTTGCTTCAATTGAAACACAAGTTGAAGAGCACAGCATGTAAATAGCTACGATTACCATTGGCTGTGCTTTTTGATTTGCCACTTTTCAATGACTGGGTTGCCATAGTCGTCTTCGCCAACGCAAACATGCGCGACAGTTTTGAGCACTGTGGCGTAACGCACTTCTCCGCCACTCATTAAAATCCTGTGCGGGAAGTTTGCCCACCAAGCGATTTCATTTTCATCCGTGACGTTCTCATAGACGAATGTCACATCGGTTTCTTTATTAGTAAAATGCATCCTCATTTCCTTTCTCAGTTGCCTGAGTGTTATGCCTGAAGGTTTCCGTGAAGTAAAGCCTTATAATAAGATTATTCGAGGAAAAAATATTCATCGAAAAAAATGGGAATTTGCGGCATCGGGCATCGCATCGTTGTTTTGTGCAATGATAACAATAGTTTAGAGCAGGTGCCAGAGTCAAAAGTGACCGGAATTAAGTGCCGAACATCGGCATCTTTTCGCTTTACTTTGCTGTAATTATCAGCGATACTAACAATGTCAGGGAGGTCCTGACGAACTGAGAAAGGAAATATGAAATGAAAATGTACGTTGTTAGCGCTAATTCATACGAAGGTTCTGCATACCACTACAAAGATATGGAGGGCTATCCCGCTGCTTATCTTGTCCCAGTTGTGGAAGCAACTCTGGAAGATGGCCGGGTTTTCGTTCTGCCCAACGACGTTGCAATTGATTGGGATGATCAGGGTTGGCAAATTCTCAAAGTGAAATACGACATCGCCAAAGCACATCAGATTGCTGACGCTGTCGTTGGTCGCATGTATATCGAGGCAATCCATTGGGTAGAGGTTGATACCACCCCAGAATACGAAACAATTGAAGATCGTTTTAATGCCGAGGCAGAGCGGGAGGCTCTAGAGCGTTTTTAAAAACTTTAACCATACTTCATCAGCCCCTAACGATTCGGTCGCAGGGGCTTTTGGGGTAGAACCACTGAGAAAGGAATTGAGATGAAAGATCACCGTGTAAATAAATTGGCCAAGGTTCGTGCAGAGATTGCACACCTCAAAGAAGTCGAAGCTGAGTATGTTCGTGCGCTCAAGCAATCTGGTGCTGGAACCTATGAAGGTGAAGAACACTACGTTGTCGTCAGTGATGTTGAGCGCAAGACCCTCGACATGAAAGCTGTCCGCAAGAAACTGAGCCGCCAATTCATTCAGGCTAACACGAAAGTTAACAATAGCCTGTGCCTCAAGCTCTTCGGATATTCAAAGAAGGAGGCTGCGTAATGGCTAAGTTCGACATGAAACAAGACGTCAC